TCTTTTTTACGTTGCAAAGTTACTATTGTTGTTTTTGCTGCTGAATCGCCAATAATAAGACTTCTTCCGCAATTTTTCAAATTCAAATTAAATATTTTGTCATCATCTAAACTAGATAAATAAAAGATTTCGTCTAAATATAGTAATTTTTTCTTTTTATTAATAGAAACTTTTACCAATGTCGTTGGATCGTCATATCCGTAATCCTGTCCAAACACGAAAGGAAGGCTTTCGTCGAAGTCTCCTATTTCCCAATTATCAAAAATGCAACCTTCTTGCTTTTCCCTCCAACCGCCAAGATAATTATTCACGTAAAAAAGTTTTGATCGTTCTTGCTCTGTCTCTGTTAGCGTTCGACCTGTAACAATATCAATACCCTTCTTTGCTCTTGTTCTCCATTTTTTCGCTTTCTTGAGCCAATCTTTTGCAAGATATTCAAAACCAATTAGAAAAGTTGTATGAATATGTTCGACTTCTGGGTGGTCCGATACCGTAACCGGAAAGCCGTCAATCATAATTTGTTTTGATGTATTTTTAAACCAACGATCAAAAAGAAAGTGTTCCGGTGTCGTTGGATTCATTACAAGAATAATTCTATTTTGTTTTTCTGTTGTCCTTACGCTGTCGTCTATTGTTTCAAAGGTTTTTTCGTCTCTGAAATCTTCGGCTTCTTCAACCACCCAAGTAGTAATGCCGGATAAACTTTTCAAATTACCTGTTTGCAATCCGGAACTTGTTTTAATACCACGAAACAAAATGAAAGACTTAGTTTTCTTGTTATAGATTTCTTTTTCTGTAATATGAAAGTCTTGTTCAACTTCAAGCCTTGAAATAGCTTCCTTAAATTCCGGAATAATAGAAGCCTTTGCGCTTGTCATTGTATAACGTGTAAATAAAACGCCGTGCCCTTTCTCATAAGTAAGTTTTAATATAAAGTCATGTAATGAGTGAGACTTTAACGAACCACGTCCACCACTTACAAAGAAATATCTTTTTTTTGAAGTGTATAATTTTTTATAGTGTTCGTTTATAGTGTACTTTCCCATTAATCAAGATCGTCAAAAGCTTTGTCAAAATCTTCCTCGCTTCCTGCTCCTCCTGTTTTGGTCCAGTGAGTAATTGGAATATTTACTTCGTTTCCTTTTGTGGTATGGTCAATTTCTTGCTTATCAGTCCAACCCATATTTTTAAGCGCAAATATATCAAAATTAGTGCCCTTGCTTTCATAAGAATTTTCTACTGTAAGCATAGCATTTTTTATTATGTAAGAAAACGCTTTCTTTTCTTTGTAATCGTAAAGAGACTGTCTGCTGTCAAAACCTAAGAATAAAGCCAAGCCGGTAATGGTTATCTTTTCTTTCAGCTTAATAGCACTTTCAAAATATTCAGTACATTTTTTTTGAAGTTCTTCAGGTGTTTCATATTTCGGCGGTCTTCCTCCGTTGTTTCCTAATCCGAATAGGTTTCTTTTTGGCGCTGCCATATTTATATTTGTTTGTTGTGCCTTAATATACGTATTTTTCATGTAAAACGTAAAAAACAAAAAAAGCAAAGGTTTTTCCCTTGCTCTATTGTTTATCTATTTTTCCAAACTGTTTTCAATTTCCTTTTTCGCTTTCAAATATTCAGAAACTTTCTTTTCGTATTCAGCGACCGTATAAACAAAGGACCATTGAAGAAACAATTCCTTTTCTTTTGTTGTCAAGTTTTCCATTTTTTTTACTATTTTTGTACTGTTCAAGGTGAACAGCGATATAAAACAAATTTTAATCAAGCTTACTATTTATAGTAGGCTTTTTTAGTTTTGGTCCCTTCTTCCTAGATAAGAAATAAAAAAGAGTACGGAAAATATTATTGATAAAGTCATCATTGATTTGTTAAATTAAGTTTGAATAATTGTAAGGCTAAAATTGAAGTTCTTAACGTGTCAAGTTCTTCCTTTTTGTAAAGTCTCTTTTTACCGAAAGGCAATGACTTGCTTTCAAATCTTACAAAAGAAATTTTTGCGCGCTTTTCTTGTATTTCATGGACCAATAAATCAATGAATTCATTTTTCAATCCTAAAGAATAAATCAAAGTCCTTGCAAGTTCTGTATTTCCCTCTTCTTGACTGGATACCATTTCAAGAATACAATTCAAATAATGTGTTTGTTCGTTTTTCATTCTTCAGTAAATTTATAATGTTTTCCTTCAAAGTAGCAAATTTCGGTTCTTGTTTGCCCTCCTCTGTTTTTGTCAAATATTACGGCGGTTTGTTCCGGTTGAAGTTGTAGTTCGTTTATTACGAATTCTTCAGAAAGTGAACCTTTGTCAATGTAATAAGCCGGTCTAAATAAAAAGATTACCATGTCGGAATCTTGCTCAATGTCTCCGGAGCTTCTAAGGTCAGCAAGTGAAGGTATTTTGTCTGATCTTTTTTCCACTTCTCTTGATAATTGAGATAAAAGGAAAATAGTCATGCCTAATTTTTTGGCAAGTGATTTCAACATTCTTGTTATTTCTCCGATTTCTTCCGTCGTTGTTTTTCTTCCAGCTAAAGAAATTAATTGTAAATAATCTATTGCAACCACTTTGCAACCTTTGGAAGACAAAGAATAAAGTTTTTGTTTTATATCGTTTATTCCGATTCCCGAATCTTCATCAACATAAAATGGAGCCGTACAAACCGCTTCTAAATTTCTTATGTATTCAGCTCTGACAAAAGGATCTTCAATATGATTTCCCTTTCGTATGTTATTGTTGTCAAAACCACGCATACAAATAAGACGTTCAACTATTTCTTTGTTGGTCATTTCTAAAGAAATAAATCCTGTCGGAATGCCTTGTTCCAATAATCCTTCAAGTAAGCAAAGAACAAAGGCGGTTTTTCCCATGCCCGGTCGTGCTGCAATAGTAACCAATTTACCAACTTTACAACCGCCTGAAGGAAGGTCAAAACATTTCATATTTGTTTGTAGCCCTTGTTCGTTTGGATCGTCTAAGGATTTTAGAATTGATTCCTGTAATTCTGCTACGCTTTTAATAGATGTCAAACTGCTTGCTTCTTTTTCTAAGTTCGTGTATTTTGTTATCTCGCTGGATACTTCAATACTTTCAATATTTTGCAAGCTACTTGAAAGCAAGGTTTCAAATTTCTTCTTTGTGAGTGCTTCTTTTAAGTTTGAACAAAAGAAAGAAATATTTTTGTAAAAGTCATATCCTATTTCAGTGCTTGCAAGTTCTAAAACTGCTTTGAATGCTTTTCCTTTATATTTCGCTGAAATAGCGTCAAAACTAACTACAACGCCGTCAGAATGTAATTTGTAAAGTGTTTCAGCGAAGTCTTTATATTTTCCGAAGTGTTCCGGCTTAATTCCTTCTTTTATTACCTCATGAAGTGCCGAATTTGAGATTACATAAGAAATTAATTGCTTTTGTGTTTGTTCTAAGTTTTCAGTCATTTTTTGAAAGTGTTTAATCTTGTACTCTGTTTAATATTCGTGGCTTTGTTCCCATTGGACCACCAGCGGCGGCGGAGACGTTAATCTCATCATTCCAATTTTCGCCATTTAAGTAAGATACTGGATACTTACGAAATTGAACTTCTGTATTTTGAACATAAGCTTCTAAAGTATCTTTTATTTTTTGTCTGTTAGCTTCAGAAATTTTTGAATAAGCTTTTTCGGCTCTTGCTCTGTCTTTCTTCCTTTTGTATGTTTCCCAAAATTCTTCAAAGCTAAAGCACGTATTTGCAAAATGCGTAATATCTTTTTCTTTACTTTTCTTTTCTTTACTTTGTTTAACGGTCGTTTGAACGGTCGTTTCAACGGTCGTTTCAGCGTTCGTTTTGCGATCGTTCAACGGTCGTTCAACGGTCGTTTGCGCAATTTCTATTTTTTTACGTCTTGCTTCAACTGATTTTTTAGCCGCTTCAATTCTTTGGTTTTTCATTTTTAAATAAGGCTCCATATATTCATCAAACTTAGGAGAAAAAAACATTTGCTTTTCATCAATTTCAAAAAGCGAATAATTAGACAAAACCGTTTTTAATTTTGCTTCACTGGTCCTAAATTCATCAGCTAACAAATCAACGTCCGCCAAAGGAAAACGAAACCCTTCTTGCTCCCTTAAAACTTCTAACAACATGAAATACAAGCCGTAACCCTCCACGCCTAAATCTTTTGTAAGTCTTTTTATTTTACGGTCCCCTCTTGCATTGCAAAAATGTGGAAAATAATATGCGTCTTTTTTCATAAATTAATCTTTAATTTCTACAAATTTAACCCCGTCAATTTCAATTACTTTTATTTTTCCTTCTCTGGATAAGTGGTAAATGTGTTGAACTGATTTCTTTTCTTTTCTTGCGTAACTGCTTATTTTAAGCAATTTTTCGGTTTCTATATACATGACTTTTTGTTTTCGTTTAAGCAAATATATAAAATAATATTCACATATTTATATATTTAACCTTTAATATTTGATTATTTTTATTATCTTTACAGAAACAAATAAATAAAACACTTATGAACTTATTCAAAGGAATATCTCCAGTACAAAGAACGTTTCAGTATGACCGCTTCAAAAACATTGTTTGAAATTATTGACGGTCAACACCGCTTTGAAGTCATCAAAGAATTGAATTTACCTTTGTATTATGTTGTACAAGAAGGATATAGTTTAAACGAAGTCCATATCTTAAACCAAAACGCTAAGAATTGGAGTAATGAGGATTATCTTGAAGGTTATTGCGATCTTGGCGAAGACAACTATATCAAGTTTAAGGAGTTCAAAGAAAGATATAAATTAACTTCCTCCTGTACAATGTTATTTTTGCATTCTGGAAACACTTCAAGGATTGCAAAAACATTTCGAGAAGGTAAATTCGAAGTGAAAAATTATAATCTATCCTGCGCAAGAGCCGACGCCATTTTATCACTTGCTAAATATTATGAAGGAGTAAGAAGAAAGACTTTTATTGCTGCTATGCTTAAATGTTTTAAGAATAAAGAATTTTCTTTTGAAGTGTTTGAATTTAAATTAAAAAGACAATCAACAAGTTTAGTTGATTGCGTAAATGTGGATACTACTATCGAATTAATAGAAAAGATTTACAACAATAGAAGCCGCAAAAAAATAAACCTAAGATTTTAATTTATGGGAGTGCTTGCTCCCTTAAACAAATAAATAAAACACTTATGAGTAAAAGCGAAAAAATACAAAAAAACATTGCGAATAATTTTACATCTGATTTGATAGAAGTAATTAAAGAATATA